ACGAAGAATCGATGCGTAAGCATAACAGAGAAGCAACTATCATTAGTATGATTTTAGGTTTTACTACGCTTGCTTTATTCTTAGATGGTACACTCAGAATGTTAGGAATCATCCCACCATTTATGCATATTGATATTGATATAATAGATAAGATTGTAGAGAGAGTAGAGGAAGATATTTTACCACAAGTGCAGAAGTATAAAGGATATATACCAAGGATATAAATATGTTAAGCAAGGACTATAGACTTAGACTAACAATCATTGCCTGTAAAACTAAACTTAACAGGGAAGTTAGTCTGGAAGATAGGATTTGGGCTCAGAAATTAGTTGAGCATAACAACCATGCCAGAGGAATCTGGGAACGACTAACGTATAGATATGACAACCTGGAACAAGCAAATAGAGAATAGAAACTTCCTATCACCCATAGGATTTAAGTTTTCTATTGCAAAATTTCCAAAAGTATCTTACTTCTGTCAGAGTGCTAACATACCTACCTTGAATTTAAATATTCAAGAGCAACCAACACCTACTAGACAGTTACCTTTAGAAGGTTTCTGTACCTATGACCCACTTACTATCTCATTCTTAGTGGATGAGAATATGGAAAACTATTTGATTCTCCATAACTGGATACGTGCACTAGGTACACCAGAGTTTGGTACTGAAAGAGGAGAGTATTTAAATAAATTCAGACAGAATTTTGGTGGTAATTTACTCTATGCAGATGCTACATTGTTTGTATTGAATAGTAATTTCCAACATAACTTTGATGTAGTATTTGAAGACTTAATACCAACAGGGTTGAATGCATTGGAATTTAATGCTACAGTAGATGGTACTGAATATGCCATGGCACAGGTATCATTCCGTTACTTGGCATACGAAATCAGAACTAAGGAAGATACGAAGCGGAATAAACAACTAGATTAATGAATCTTGATAAAATTGAAGAGTTATGGAAGAAGGATTCACAAGCATTCTTCGACCATAGGGAGTTACCAGAGTTGCTTGCCAACGATAGTATGGAAACACCTAGACTCCATGCAAAATATGTGCAATTACATAATGAATTTAAACTCATGCTCTCAGATGCTGAGGTTAAGTATAAAAAATTGCTAAGAGAGAAGTGGGAATATTACTCAGGTAAAGCACCATCTCATGTATACAAAGAAAATCCTTTTGATTTAAAGATATTAAAGGGTGACCTTGACATGTACATCCATAGTGATACTGAGATGTGCAAGGCCAAACAAAAAATAGATTACCTAGAAACTTGTATAAATTGTGTTGATAGGATTCTTAAGCAGATCGATTCACGTGGGTTTGCCATCAAGAATACTATTGAAATTGTTAAGTATTATGGAATTAGGTGACACTCATCTACAAAAAGAATGAAGTCTTTCTGAAAGTAGAGGCAGAAGCCCATCTACATAAAGAATTATCTGATCATTTCCAGTTTGAAGTGCCTGGTGCAAAGTATATGCCAGCCGTCAAACGTAGATTCTGGGATGGAAAGATAAGACTTTACTCACCTGGTACAGGAGAAATATATTGTGGTCTATTTGATTACCTAACTGATTACCTAGAGACTAAGGGGTATGATTATAAGGTAGTAGAAGATAAATATTATGGTAGACCTAACGAAGTAGAAGAATATGTCACACCTGAAGGCACAGCGGCTTTTATTCGTGCTCTTAGGATCCCCTTCAAAGTCCGAGATTACCAGCTGCGAGGAATTTACACAGCGATTAAATTTCGTCGCAAGCTTTTACTATCCCCTACAGGGTCAGGTAAATCTCTGATAATATATGCCTTGGTACGTTGGCACTTATTAAAGAAGAGGCAGATATTAATTATTGTTCCTACGGTCTCGCTTGTAGAACAATTGTATAAGGATTTTATAGAGTATGGTTGGAATGTCAGGCATTATGTCCACAAGATTAGTGCGGGTGAAGAGAAGTATGTTGATAATCCAGTCGTTATTAGTACTTGGCAGAGCATTTATAAAGAATCCAAGAAGTTCTTTGAACGTTTTGATGTCGTTATCGGGGATGAAGCACACTTATATAAAGCTAAGTCGCTCACTGGCATCCTCACGAAGTGTTATGATGCGAAGTATAAGGTAGGACTAACTGGTACCCTAGACGGTATGGAGTCGCACCAACTGGTGTTAGAAGGACTCTTTGGTAGGGTAGATAGGGTCACCAATACAGTTGAATTGATGAAGAAAGGACATCTTACACCATTAAAGGTGCGTTGTCTAGTCCTTAAGCATGGGTGGGTACCCTTTGACCATTACCAACAGGAGATGGATTACCTATGTATGCACACCAAGCGTAGTAATTTCATCTGTAACCTAGCACTAGACCTAGAAGGTAACACATTGGTGCTTTTTAACTACATAGAGAAACACGGAGAACCACTTTGGGAATTACTAAATAGTAAAGTAAATAAGGATCGTAAGATCTTTTACATACACGGTGGTGTAGATGCTGTTGAGAGAGAAGAAGCAAGAAAAATTTGCGAATCCGAAAAGGATGCTATAATATTGGCATCATATGGAACTTTCTCCACTGGTATTAATATCAGAAACTTACACAATGTTATCTTCGCATCCCCTAGTAAGTCTAGGGTGAGGAATCTACAGTCTATAGGACGTGTTTTAAGGAAGGGAGACAATAAAGCACAGGCAGTGTTGTATGACATTGCTGATGACTGCTCTAAAGGGTCTCAATATAATTACACTCTTCGTCATCTCGTTGAAAGGATGAAGATATACGATGAAGAGGAATTTGATTATGATATAACTAAAATCAACTTTAGGAAATGATTAATTATATTAAACATGAGCAAGAATTCTACGGTATAATAAAGTTACGATCAGGTGAGACCGTTATGGGATCCATGATTGCTACCGAAGAAGATTTTCAACCAGGTAAAACGGTATTTTATATACAAGAACCTGCTACTCCAGTTAATCATCAAGTGGAGAAGGAGGGACAGCCAGGTATGGCGGTAGGTCTTATCAAGTGGATGATGTTCTCCGATGAAGATTTCTACATGGTTAATGAAGATGATGTAATAACTTGTGCTCCCATGGCAATGGAAGCAGTATTAATGTATAAAATGTGGTTAAGAAAAGAGAAGGGTGGTAAGAATTCAGACGTTGAGATTGAGATGAATAAAAATATGGGACTTGTTGGTAAGGTCTCTGACTTTAGATCTAAATTAGAAGACTTCTGGAGACGCACTAACGCTTGACATAACTACATTAGTTCCTTATAATGAATCAGGTGAGATAGAGATATGGCAAGAAAGGTGGCACGTAAACAGAAACAACATTACGTTGACAACAAAAAGTTTTTAGAAGAGATCATTAAGTATCGCCAAGCGGTTGATGATGCTCGTGCTTCCGACTGGGATAAACCTGTCATATCAAGATATCTTGCTGAATGTTTTTTAAAAATAGCAACACACTTATCATATAGACCTAACTTCATTAACTATATGTTTAAAGAGGATATGATATCCGATGGTGTTGAAAATTGTGTCCAATATATTGATAACTTTGACCCAACTAAATCTAAGAATCCCTTTGCCTATTTCACACAGATAATATATTACGCTTTCTTAAGAAGAATAGCAAAAGAGAAGCGTCAAATGGATATCAGAGATAAACTCATAGAAAAGAGTGGATATGATCAAGTATTCCATTCAGATGATAAAGATAACCATGCTGATATGAATCAGATTAAAGGTCGTATCGAAACTAATATGCGACAGTGATGTATGAATTAACAGAGGAGGAGTGGGAATGTGTGAGAGTATGTCTATCTAACGCACCCATACCCTATGACATTAGTATGAAGAAGATACCAGCTGATATCCTAGCAAAGATAGGTGAACCAACACCACGTAAGGGTGAACCTTTAGTGGTGGCAAAATATGATCTAACACCATATGGAATACATGACTGATTTATGGGCTGGTTATAGGTCAGCAGTCTTTGATGCGTTTCCTGACCTAACATTTGAATCTAATCATGCAACGTGGGAGAATAAGAAAGGAGTTAAGTTAACTGCTGACTTATACAGTGGTAAATACTTCCTCAAGTCTAGGCATGTAGATATATGGGACGGAAAGAATCTTAATATACACAACAATATAATATATCCTAAGACACCACAGGTAGGAGACGAGATAATCCCTTGTTTTGGTATGGACTTGATGGGATTTAGTGAGAAGAAAGTTATAATAGTATTTGATTTCCAACATCCAGTAGAGAATTATCTGTATGAGGTAGACAGTTTACCATATGCAGAGAAAGATTATAGATTCTTTGAGAAGGGTAATCATTTTTCAAAGAATATTTACGTTAGATACTGTAAGGCATCAGAGGTAGACGATTATCTACCAATGTTTAAGACATATCTAATTTGGTATAAACATTTAATAGACGAAGGAAAACCTACTGGAGAAGATGGTAGTTACTACCATGACTTTGATAAGTATATGATTAAGTTAGACCCTATATCGGGGTATCTAGGTAGTGCCTTCGGTAAAGAAGAGTCGGAACAAATAATAAGGGAATTCTTTTTTAGCTATGCGTGAGTTGACAGAAGACATAGGTGGATTAATCCTTAGTACTATTGAGGATCTACCTGATGTAGAACCATTACCAAGTAACCATGGTATAGTTGAGAAGGATGGTCTCACCATTCGTAATAGAATGTTTAAGACACCTGAGTTAAGGAAGATTCATATAGAAGAAGCAGAGATAGGTGGGATAAAGATACTACATTGTGTATTCTTTCCTGATCCTCACTATGCTATACCTATATTTGGATGTGATATTGTATCCAATGGTAAGGTAGTGACTGCTGCTATAGTTGATGTCTCTCCTGTGCATGGTGTTGGTGAGGATTTCTATAGTGAGATAAGATCTCTTAGTAACAACTTTAGTTTTAGTGGTAAGAGAGCACTCCCACTGTGGGGTGATGAGATCTTCTCACCATACTGTAAGTTTACACGTTTGAAAGAAGAGATTGACAAAGCAAATTTTTATTGTATAGTGCTCCTATATCTTAAGGAGTATCGTGATAGAGTACTCTCTAGTGAGAGAGACACCTTCTGGGTTAATACCATGAAGAGATTGGATGACCAGATATGGTACTGCGAGAGTCAGAAGCGAAATGATAAAACTCGTGGTATACTAGAGAAGTGGTTTGACAAAGACTGGACAGATAAGTATATGAATGAGGTATTATTTGATGCACCAACTGCAAAATCTATTTCAAGTACCAGTATATAAAGGACATTTAGAGCAGGATTTTAAAATTCCTGACCTATGGAGTGGTCTTAGTAAGAATGTATGGTCTGGTGAAAGTGGATTCTCCACCGCACAGTGTGACCTACAACTGCATGATAGTAGTGTGGAGGTATGTGACATCATTGAGGCACTATTTCCTCATGTAATAGAGTATTGGAATACCTTAGGGTATGCACCTGCTCAGATAAGACCAACTGCATCATGGGCTAACTGGCATGAAGCAGGAGACCATACCTCGGAACATTCACATTGCGATGGCACTAGACAAACTCACATAGCTTCGGTATACTATATTGAAAAGGGTGAAGGTGGAGATATCGAACTGATAAATCCACTGGATTATATCCATAGGCTAACACCACTTGCGGGAGAGCAGGGTGATATGCTAATGTCAGAAAGTATAAAGTGCGTGAGTGGTGACTTCCTATTATTTCCAGGATGGTTACGACACCGTACACAAATCACACAGTCACCCAGAAAGGCATTAAGTATAAATTTTAACGGTTATCTATGAAAGTCTTATTAATAACAGACCAACACTTCGGTGTCAGAAATGACAACGTGCACTATGTTGATAGGTATCGTAAGTTTTATACAGAAACTGTCCTTCCTATCATTGATAAGGAAGGTATAACAGAGATATTATGTCTTGGTGATACCTTTGATAGAAGAAAGGGGGTTAACTTTAACTCTCTAGAAGCAGCAAAGGACATGTGGTTTAGACCTCTAAAAGATAGGGGTGTAAAAATGACAATGTTGCTAGGTAACCATGACATCTATTTCAAAAATACTCTTCGGGTTAACGCTCCTGACCTTCTCCTTGGGGAGTTTGATAATATTGAGATCATTTATTGTCCAGGTGAGAGGCTTATAGGTGGTAAGAAGATGATGCTTGTCCCTTGGATCTGTGAAGAGAATAGGGATGCATGTTTTGAAGCAATAGCAGATACAGATGCTGAATATTGCATGGGACACTTTGAATTGAATGGTTTTGAACCAGTTCCTGGTGTCGTCATGGAGAAAGGGGAAGACCCAAACAAACTATCTAAGTTTAAGATGGTATGCTCAGGTCATTTCCACTGTAAAAGTACTAAATCTAATGTTACTTACCTAGGTAATCCATGCCAACTCTACTGGAATGATTACGGTCACGATCGTGGGTTTCATATACTAAATACTAATACACAAAGACTTAAGTTTTATAAGAATCCTTTCGAGACATTCCATAAGATATATTACACAGGCAACAAGACAAAGATTCCTACTGGTTTAGAAGGAAAGTATGTCAAAGTTGTAGTTGAAACGAAAGGAGACCAGTTGATTTTTGACCATAAGATGCGTGAGTTACAGGACTCTGGTCTCGCTGACCTCAAAATAATTGAGGACATGTCTTATGATACAGATGTATGGGATAACGTAGGTGATATTGAATTAGAAGACACTCTGACCCTGTTAGAGCAGTCTTTAGAGGATATGCCTAATAAGGATAATATATTTAATATACTGAAGTCATTATATATGGAAGCATCGGAGGTATGATCTCCCTAGATAAACTTAGAGCAGACATTAAAGAAGTAACAGAT